GATAGAGCTGGTGAGAATATGAAAAGATATGCAGGTCAAATACTCAATGATGGCCTTAGAGAATTTGATGCTCAGGTAAATGCTTTTAAAGCATCAGAGGCTGGTCTAACTCATGTTAAATACTTTGGTGATGTAATCCCTACAACCAGGGATCATTGCAGAAAAATTATAAATGGTGTATATAAAAAACGAAGCAGTAATGTTTTCACAGTTGCTGAAGTAAGGCAGCTTTGGAGAAGTAGATCATGGTCAGGTAAAAAAGGCGGTGATCCGCTAGTAGTAAGAGGTGGATATAACTGCCGACATCAATGGTCTTATGTCAACCCTAGTTGGTATGGCCCTGATGGACAATTAACAATATAGGAGAAACAATGTCAGACGACAAACAGGTTAATCAACCGCAAAATGATGTTCAGGAAGCTGAAGTTAAACAAACTCAAACTGACGAGAAACCAACACCAACTTTTAATCAAGAAGATATTGATAGAATTGTCAAACAAAGATTAGAAGCTGAAAAAGCTAAACATCAAAGAATGTTAGACGAAGCAAAGAAAAAAGAAGAAGAAATAGCAAAAGAAAAACAAATACAAGATGCAAAGACTAAAGCTGATCTTGAAAATCTAATGAAAGCTAGAATAGCTGAAAAAGACAAAGAATTAGCTGACTGGAAGTCTAAGGTAAAAACAATCAATGTAGATAATTCTATATTATCACTTGCATCTAAGAACAATGCTATTGCACCAGATCAAATAGTTTCATTATTAAAGAGTGAAGTAAACTATAATGATGATGGTAGAATAGAAGTGCTTGATAACAATAAGAATATTAGATATAACCCTAAAGGGGAACTATTAACGATAGAAGATAGAGTTAAAGAGTTTTTAGATGCTAACCCACACTTCCGAAAAGGGTCTTTGTCTGGAACAGGTAGCCAGAGTAGCGTTGAAGGTAAAACTGTAAAACCATTAAATATTCAGGACTTAGATTTGAGCAAGCCAGAGGATCGTAAGCGATATGCAGAATATCGTAAAGAACGAGACAGAGGTGCAGTTCAGATAAATTTAACAAATAACAAATAGGAAACTAAAATGGCAAACGAAACAACAAGTAGCACGCTTTCGGAACTATATACTGAAATCGTAGCTGAAGCATTATTCGTTGCAAGTGAACAATCAATTATGAGACCACTTGTGCGAAACTATGCGGTACAAGGTGGCGGTAAGTCAGTAGAAATACCAATCTATGGTACAGTTTCAGCGGCAGCAGTCAATGAAGCAACTGATTTATCAAACACAGAAGTCAATCCAACTTCAGTAACAATTACTGCAAGTGAGAATGGAATAATGACTACATTAACTGATCTAGCAAGAAACGCTGCACCAAGAAACGTAGCAGCTGATATTGGTAAATTGTTTGGTGAAGCAATCGCTAAGAAACAAGACTTAGACATGACTGCTTTATTTGATGGTTTTTCAAACGTAGTAGGTTCTACAGCAGCAGCAGTTACTGTCGAGCATTTTTTCCAAGCTATAGCAACATTAAGAAGAAACAATGTTCCTTTAAATGATGTTGCAGCAGTATTTCACCCTGACATTGCTTATGATTTGAAAAAAGGTATTACAAATACATTTGCAACATCAGGTAATGTTTCTGACTTGGCTAACGAAGCTTTAAGAAATGGCTTCATTGGTTCTTTAGGCGGAATCAGAATATTTGAAACTTCAAATATTGCTAATACTGGAAATGCTGGTGACTATAAATCAGCTATGTTCCATAGAGACGCTTTAGGAATGGCTTTAATGCAAGACCTAAAAATTGAAACACAAAGAGATGCTTCTTTAAGAGCAGACGAAATTGTGGCGACAGCTGTGTATGGTGTAGGTGAATTACACGATACTTATGGTGTTGAAATAGCAGGTGATTCTAGTATAGTAAGCTAATAATCATTTTCTTATGGGCGAGAAATCGCCCATAGGAGCAAGGAGAAACATGGACATAAAACTTACAAACGGAAAAAAAACAATAACAAGATCAAAAGAAGCTTATGAAGCAAACAAGCAGCATTTCAAAATGCGTGGCTTTGTACCTTTTGAGGAAGTAAAGAAAGAAGTCAAAAAATCTACATTAAGAGAAGTTGTAGAAAACGTAGTAAAATTAAAACCTAAAAAAAAGAAAAATGTTAAAAAAACTAAAAAGAAAACTTAGAAAGATTCTAAACTGGATAGTAGGTAAGTATAATGGCTAATTATACTGGAGCTGATGTTATTACAGCAAGTGATGTTACTAAATATCAACCTGATATTTTTGGCTTTGGTATTGCATCTACTGATACAGAAGCTGTAAATTTTCTTGCACAAACAACAAATGATATTTTAAGAAAATTAAGAATTGAATGGTGGCCAATATATAAAACAAATGTTTACACAGACATTACTGTTTTAAATACAAACGAGATGGTTAATACAAAAGTTAATTTAGACCAGTTTGAAAGAGCTGGTGTATATTTATTTCTTGGTAGATTCTTTTGCCCTGCACTAACTAAATTTAGACCAGAAGCTGACAAAGATAGATTTGAAAGAATGGCTGAGTATTATATGTCAGAATACAATAAAGAATGGTTTGAGATTATGGAAGATGGCGTAGAATATGACTCTACTGGTGATGGCAATATTGTTAAAAACGAAAGAGAACCTTTACATAGCTCAGGTAGATTGGTCAGGTAATTACTATGGCTGTTAGCCTAGAAGTTAGATCAAACTTAAAACAAGTTCAAAAAAAATTTGATAGATTTTTTAAAAGATTTCCTAATCTTACAAAAAAAGGCCTTGCACAAGCAAGTTTTAGACTCCAAGCAATAATCAAAGAATTGACACAAAAAGGTCAAGATTTTAACAGACGTAGATTTGCACCATATAGTGAGCAATATTTAAAAAGGCTACAAAGGGAAGGCAAGCCACAAAGTGTTGATCTTATTTACTCTGGAAGAATGTTAGGATCAATCACAGGTAAAGTTCAATCAAAAAGTAAAGCAGTTGTTTTTTTTAACAATTCTGAGATGCGAAATAGAGCTTTATTTAACCAAGTTCTTAACGAACCTAAAAGACAATTTTTTGGCTTTGGTAAAAGGACTGAAAAGATGATACAAAAAGAGTTTGTAAAATTTATGGAAAAAGAAATTAGAAAGTTTAAATTATGAGTACAAGAGAAAACATTGCATCTAATATAGCATCAACAATAAGTGGTATATCAAGTCCAGCTATTAAAAAAGTAACAAGGCAACCTTTTGATATTGACGAATTATCAGATAAACAATATCCAGCTGTTATTATCCAAACATCTGAGGAGACAAGAGAAGATATAGAATTAGGCACAGGAGCTAAAACTAGACAAGGAACAATAGACTTTGTTGTTAGTGGATTTGTAAAAGGTGCAGAATCAAATATTGACACTAAAAGAAATCAGTTAATTACTGCTATTGAAACAGAGCTAGAATCTGATATTACTAGAAGTGGTAATGCACTCGATACAGAAATCGTATCTGTGGAAACAGACGAAGGCACTTTATTCCCAATCGGTGGGATACGGATGACTATAAGATGTATTTACACTTTTGAAGCTGGAACACCATAAGGAGGATAAATGGCAAGCAAAGACAAAATTATAGATAAGATAGAAAAAAAAATAGACTCAATAGAAAAGTTACACGATAAAGAAAGTCTTATGTGTGAGGAAGTAAAAGATTTATTAGCTGATTTAAGAGATGATGAAGATGAGTCCTGGGAGGATGATTCTGAAGAAGATTTTGAAGAAGATGATGAAGAAGTTGACGAAGAAGAAGAAAAATAATATAAGCATTTAACGGAGGAAAATATGGCAGTACATCATGGAAAAGAAGGTGAAGTAGTTGTAGGAAGCACAGCAGTTGGCGAGCTTACATCATTTACTTTAGAAACAACTGGTGATGTTGTAGAAAGCACACAAATGTCGGATGCAGCAAAATCTTTTATTGCTGGTAGAACATCTTTCTCTGGCAGTTTAGAAATGCACTTTGACGAAGCTGATAGCGTACAAACACAATTAACATCAGGTTCAAGCATTACTTTTAAATTGTTACCAGAAGGAAGTTCAACA